TGCACCGGGCACACACCGGCGGCATACGCTCGGCCGATCTTGCCGGTGGCGATGGGTTCGGCCAGGATGACGAACTTGCCCTCGTGGGTATCGACGGCGGGTGTCACACACGACAGGGCCACGCGATTCTTGAACTCGTTGTCGTTGGTGGTCGGGTCAATGATCGGCGTGTCGATGCCCAGCACCGCCAGGCGGTTCTGATTCGAGCCGCTGTCGTTGCGGACCAGCACGATGCTGGCCTGGCGCGCAGTCGGCTCGGACTTCTGGCCGATATGGGTGGTGCGGCGACGGTAATCGACGGCCGCGTCGATAAAGGCGTTGTACGCCTGCGCCGGGATGTGCAGTTTCTGGCCGGACTGGACCTTGCGCAGCGAATCACTCATGTGCCGATCCCCAGCGAGGCGAAGTTCGCCAGGTCATAGACCTTTTCGATGTAGACCGCTGCGGGCCTCTTGACCAACGTGTTGCTGCCGGTGTCCTCCTCGTCGGCGTAGCGGACCCACATGTACTCCCAGCCCCATTTGGCGATGCCGGTGATGCTGCCGACGCTAATATTCGTGCGGTTGGGGCTGGCCGCGAAGCGGTACGTGATCTCCCAGTCCTCTTCGCCGCGTTTCGCGCCCGACGCGCCAAGGAACAGGCACTCGCCAGCCGCCAGTCCCTTGAACGGGCCGTTGTTGACCTTGCCGGTGAGGTTGAACAGCGTGCCGCGATAGGCGGATGTGACAAACGAATCATCCAGGTAGTGCGTCTCGGAGAAGTTGTAGATCGGCACGGTGATGTCCACGCCCTCGACGTTGTCGTGCGTGACGCCGATAGCCCCGCCGAAGTCGGGCGCGGTGCCCGATGCGGCGTAGCGACTGACCGTCGTAATGCTCTGGGTGGTGTGTTGCGTGCCGCCGCCGGTATCGAAGGCAAAGCTCGACTCGCCCACCTCCGGCGGAGTGTATTCGGGTTTGACGTAGCGGACGCGGCAGTCCCACTTGCCTACGCCGGTAACGGCATCGACAAAGATCGGCTCGAGCGTGCATTCATCGCGCACCAGGCCGTCGTAGCTGGTCGGCGTGGAGCTCAGCAGTAGGCTCTTAGCCGTCAGGTCATCGGCCGTGCCATCGAGGATGTACTGCATCGTGACCGTCGGCTTATCACCGGTGGTCCACTCGCGGCTGTCGATTTTTTCAGTCAAGGTAGCCATCAGGCGAAGCTCAACTCCTGTGCGTTGCGAAGCGGGCGCGTGTTGCGCTCGATTTTGTCGATGCCGTTGGCCATGCGGTCGGACGCGCCCCCGGCCTGCAGGCCCAGTACATTGGCGGCGTTGAACGTGCCTTGCGCCCCGATCTTGGCGGCTTGGCCTGCCAGCAAGTCACCCATACCAGCCAAGGCCTGATTGGCCCGGTCGATGATGTCGTCCGCACCGGATAATCCTTCCGGCCCGGCCTCAGCTTCCTTGGATTGACGTTTCTTGCGGGCCTGTTCGATGGCCTGTTTCCACTCGTCACGGGCCGCTTCAAGGTCCGTCTCGTTCTCCGTCATACGCCGTTCGTACTCGGCGTCCAGTTCACTGTGCTTGCGGAGGTTCTCGCGCCCAATCTCGGCCAGTGTCGCCTCGTGCAGACGGGCGGCTTCCTCACGTTTGCGCTGCCGATCCGACTCACGCTGAGCCAGGTCGCGTTGCTCGGCGTTGTCGATTTCCGCGATGGCCGCTTCGCGCTGGCGGTCGATCTCGGAATACGTGGCAGCGCGGGACTCCGCCGTCGAGTCGTCGAACAACCCCTTGATCCACGTCCATGCCTTCTTCGCCCACGCCTTCATGTGCTCCCAGGTGCGGGAGAAGAACGACGTGAACTTCGTCCATGCCTTCGACAGGAACGCCACGGTCTCGATCCAGCCGACCTCCAAGGCGTGCCAGACGATTTCGACCGTCGCCAGCAGGCCGCTCCAGGCGTCGTAGCCGATGCGGATGAAGAAGTTGCGGAAGTTCAGCCAGACCTTTTCCAGGAAGTTGATGCCCCGCTGCCACTCCATCTTGAGCGTCAGCCACAGAATCTTCGCCGCCAACGCAATATCCCCGGCGGCCAGGGCGTCGGCGATGCCCTGGTAGGCCGTCAGTGCATCCTCTTTGAGGACATTGAACTTCTCGCCCAGCCAGGTCAGGGCCTTGCCGCCCATGCCCGTGGCATAGACGAGATACGCGCCCAATGCCGCGACGGCCGCGATCACCAGGCCGATGGGCGAGAGCAGGAATGCGATGACACCGGCCAGCAGCTTGAACACGGTCGCCACGCCGGTGACGACGGTGATGAGCACGCCGAGGGCGCTACCCAGTCCGCTGATGACCGTGCCCAATGCCGCCAGCGCCAAGCCACCGGCTATGATCGCAGCGGCGACTTGCATGACGGTGACGATGAGTTGGCGGTTCTGGTCGATCCACGCGCTGATCTTGGTGGCCACGCCGGTGATCGTGTCGGTCAGTTGCTGGAGCACCGGGGCCAGCGCCGCCCCGACGCGGAAGACGCCCATCTTCACGACCTTCCAGAGCTTATCCAGCGCGTCGGTGAAGTCCTCAGCCGCCTTGGCGTCCTCGGCGCTCATCGTCAGTCCCAATCGCCGGGCCTCTTCCTGGAGTTCCTCGATGCCCTTGGCCCCACGTGCGAACATCGGCAGCAGGTTCGTGCCCGTCCGCCCGAACAGCGTCATGGCGATGGCGGCTTTCTTGGTGGGGTCTTCGATGCGGCTGATCGCCTCGCCCAGTAGCTTGAACTGATCTTCGGGCGAGAGGCCGTCGAGGTCCTCGAAGCGCAAGCCCAAGTCAGCCAGCGCGTCTTTCGCCGTGGACAGGCCGCGACCGGCGTCATAGATGCTCCGCTGCATCCGCCGGAAGCCCATCTCCAACGACTCGAACTCGGTGCCGGTCTGCGACGCGACAAAGCGAAGCTCGCTCAGCGCTTCGACCGACAAGCCCGTGCGCTTGGCCATCTTGGCGACCTGGTCGCCCATGCTGCTGAACGCCTTGGCCGCGCCGAGCATCGGCGTGAGCATGGCTGTACCGAGGCCCGCGATCTTCAGGCCGAAGTTGCGGATGCGGTCGCCAAAGGCTTTCAGGCGCTTCTCGGCTCGGCGCAGACCGCGCACAAGCTTGCTGTCGTCGGCGAACAACTCGACGAAGGCACGTCCTGCTCGGATGCCACGGGCGCTGGGCATGACCTACTCGTCCTCCTCCAACGGCAAGGCGTACCAGCCCTCGTACAGGTCCATGCGACCCGCGACGGGCTGGCCGTCGGCGTCCTTCACCCAGACCTTCACGTCCTTGACCGTCTCACGCAGACGCACGGGCGTGCCGTGCGGCACGTAGATCGTCCGGGTGCAACCGGCCAACAGGAGGATGGGCAGCAGGAACGGGAGCAGTTTGCGGATCATTTCTTCACCTCCACGACGGGCACGTCGCCGCTGAGCATCACGCGGGCGCATTCGATGCCGCGTAGCATCGAGGCCTTGCGGCGATAGCCTTCGCCGCTGTCGGCGACGATGCGGCCGTTGGACGCCCGCAATCGCCAGCGCCATTCGCGTTTCCCGTCACGGTAGATTTCCAACTTGGCGCGTCTCATGGCTTTCTCCAGTGCTTGCGAATCCGGTCCCGCAGCTTGTCGCGCGTCTCCTGGTCCGGGTCGGCGTCCTCCGCCGTGGGCCGCTGCTTGGCGACCCACGGCAGGAGGGCCTGGAAGAAGGCGGTCAGGATGGCGATCACCCACTTCATCACGACTTGCTCAGGCCGCCGAAGCGGTCGAGGTCCGAATGCTTGATCTGGATGCCTTGCTTGATCTCCTCGACCAGCTTGGCGGGCGGCTGCTTGCCGTTGTTCGCGTCGGCGTAGGCCTTGAGCACGAACCGCAGCGCCGCGTCCAACTTGGCCAGCCCGGTGTTGGGCGTGTCGTCAGGGATTTCCTTCTCGGCCAGCTTGATGCCGGTGATGATCGACCCTTCCCAGGCCTTCCACTTTTCCTGGAATGGGTTGAACTTACTGGCCAGCCACATGAACAGGCCGACCATGCCCGCCCACACCAGGGCGAAGCCGATGCCGGAGTTGAGGAACTTGCCCGCGCCTTCGATCAGTCCGTTGAAGTCCATGTCAGAATCCTTTCCGGCCTTGCTGTTGGAGGAAGGCCTCTTTGAGGGTGCCGATGGTTTCGGGGGTGACTTCGATCACCTCGCCGGGTTGCTTGTCGTACGGGTCAAAGTCGCTCGGCTTGAAGGCCCGACCCTTCTTCGGATCGCGATTGGTGTTGCCGATCAGGGCACAGAGCACCGACATGCGACTCCACGCATCGCGGCCGTGGCCTTCAGCCATCCACAGAAGCTGTCGCAGCGTCAGTTTGCCGAGTTCCCCGGGACCGAGGCCGAGGCATCCGGCGATGAACCAGACATCACGCCATGGATCGCCTGGTCGAGGTCGAACCCCTCGATCCGCGTCTCGATGGCCTTGACCGCCTTCTCGATCAGCTTCATCTGGGTTTCCACGGCGCGGGCGCGATCGGCCCGGCCGCGCTTGCGGAAAAAATCGATCAGCTCCTCGTAGAACGCCTGCTGGGCCAGCAGCAGCGTCCCTCCATCGAAGCTGTTCCGCACGTCCGCGTCGCTGACCTTATGGGCGTCGAACTGTTCGCCCAGCAAGGCGCAGAGCACCTCGCCAAGCAGCAGTTCATCCGTGCCCAGCCGCGTCAGCAGCGGTGGATCGCCCGCTTCAGGTTGAAGCAGGTCCACGCCCAGCTTGTCCTTGACCGCCATGGCCGTGCCGAGGTTCAGCGCGATCGTCCAGGTGCGTCCGGCAGCGTCAGTGAAGGTTTTCATGGGTTACACCTCATGCCATTCGACAAAGACCGCGAGCTTGGCCGTCACGTCGGCGACGATGGCCTCTTCGAGGGCCTCGTTGCGGCTGAAGTTCGTGATCGAGAAGTCGCCCAGCGGGCCTTGCGCGCCCGAGATGCCCACCTTCTGATCCAGCACGGCCAGCGCGACGGTGCCCGCCGAGAGGAAGGCGGTCTTGATCGCCTCGAAGACGGTGTCGCCCGGCTTCCAGACCATCTGGAACTCGACGGTGCATTCGCGGAGCGTCGGGGCGGTCGCCCGCCAGCCGTTGTTGCCTCGCGTGGTGATGTCCGCTTCGCCCGCTTCCATGCTGAGCGTCACGTCGCGGACGTTGTCCACCTCGCTCATGCTCCCTGGCGTGGTGGAACCGGCCGCACCCTGGTACAGCCCGGCGTTCATGCCCAATACATAGGTCGCCATGTTCAGTGTCTCCTTACGTGATGCTGTCGCGCCACATGGCGGCCAGCTTGGGTTCTTCCTTCTCGAAGGCCGGTCCCATGAAGGGCCTTGCCCGTACCTTCGCTCGTTTGCGTTTGCCTTGCCGCTCGACCGTGCCGGTCCCGCCGTACTCCAGCAGGTGCGGCGCTTCGCCGCGTCCCTTCTGGCTCAATCGCTCGGGGCCGATGACCACGCTGCGCTTCACCGGGTCGTAGCCGAAGAAGATGAACTTCTTCAGCAGGCCCGAATGGCTGCTCGGCGGCGAGCCGGGTTCGCTGATGCGCTTGCGTTTACGGATGCTGCTGCGCGCCGTCCGCCGCACGAACGCGCCGAACTTCGAGAGCACCCGCCGCGTGGTCGCGTCGAGCTTGCTGCGCACCGCCTTGGTGTCGAAGAACAGCTGCTTGATCTCGAAGCGGATCATCTCAAAGCCCTGTAGGTCACGCTCAGCACGCTGGTGAACGTTCGCTGATCGGCCAGGTGGTCGGCGGCGTAGATCGGCTCGTTGGCCGACTTGACCCATACCGCATACGGAGTTGCCACGAGCGGCCGACGCTTGAGGAACTCGCTGATCTCCTCGACCAGGCCGCACAGTTGCGCGACCTCGGTATCGAGCGCCTTGCCGAGTTTCTTCTGGATGCCGATGTCTATCCGCACGTCGTGCTGACTCAACACCCGCGACGCGCCCTCGATCTCGACCGAGGCGGGCACGACCGTGACCCGCAAGTCTTTCAGGTCCGCCAGTTCGTATTCCGGCAGCACGCGCCGAACGGGTGTGATCGGCTGACTGAACGCGCCGCCCGCCAGTTCAGCGACGACGGCGTCAGCGATGTCGATTGCCAAGGCCATCAAACGCTCCTTTCCGCGATCAGTTGATCGGTCAACCAGTTAACGGCGTCGGTCTCGTCAGTGGTCAGCAGTGACAAGGCCTCATCCAGTTTCAGGCCCGCATCAATCTGCGAGCGGATCGAACGGGCGACCATCGCCAGTCGCGACGCCTGCACGA